ATTACCAAAGCAACTTCAGGATAACAGGGAGGAGTTATGGAACAACTGGTCACACAGATGCGGGTGCTTATTTATACGGTAATTTGTTTTCAATGCCTTTTGCAGATTACACAGGGGAGTATATATCAGAAATACCTGAAACTGTTCATGTATCTGCTGACCTTGTGTATCTGTTGTCAGATTCTGACGAACTTTGTTGATAAACTGCGAAGTGACTGGCTGGGGGTGGATTATGCCAGTACAGAATGGATGCAGAAGTGGAACGAGGACAGTACACTGCCACAGGAGAAGATAGAGCAGTATTCAAAATGGCTGGAAGATCGGGTCATAGAGGATGCGCAGGAAGAGTATGACAGAAGGGAGCAGGACAATGAACAGAATCTGGAAGAGCATACGACAATATCTGGAGGGGGTGAAACGGGGAGATAGGAAGCTGTCCAGAGACGGTATGCTGATTGTGTTCCTTGGAGGGATTCTACTCTATGTCATTTGTCTGCCAGTAAATAATAACAATAGTTATTATATATCCTGTAAGATTTTTCTATTTAGATCAAATAGGAGATATTTTTACTAAAACAATTTTGACTGAAAATTGTAATAGCAAATATATTTCTGAAGAAGATAGTAAAAAAATCCTAAATAACATATATTGGGATGATAAAAATCACATAGTAAAATCAGTAGAATGTTCATATGACAATGAAAACTGGATTAATAAACATGTTAAAGTAGCTGTTTATCTTGAGACTAGTGAAGGGAAGAAAGAAGTATATTATATTTATTATTATTATTTGTGTCGCTTGCTGTGTCTACCTTGTGTCACTTTGTTGTGTAATGGGCTGTATTTTAAAGCGTTATCTGTGTCTATTCTGTGTCGTTTGCTGTGTCAACATTGAAGGTAAATTGTTAAAATACAGGTGCTTATCTGTGTCGTTTACTGTGTCGCTTTTTTATTGGGGTATGTCAGTGAATGATGTAAAGTGTTGATGAATAAAGTTGTAGCTGTGTCAAAGAAAGTAAGCCGGAGAAATCCGGCTTACTTTAATATATGGCTATTTATTGTATCGGCTTTTATAAGGTTCTACCAAATGTTCCGTAGAAATAACAGATACGTCAAACCAACCATCTGTAACTTCGTTAAACAATACCGTTTTACATATAGGACATACCGCTTCCTCACGTTCTTTACCTCCAGGAACTCCCATCCTATATTCTGAAACCTTGATTGTCGCGCCACAATGAGGGCACTTTCCTTCACCTCTATCACTATACATAATCACCTCCTATTTTATTAGGTTTATAATTTATCTGCTAACTTCTTAATATCATCTTTACTATTAATCACATGTGTATCCTTACCGATCCGGACGGCTCCGACTACTTCGTCAGAAGACTTATCGAATAGCTCTGTAACAGGAACACCGAGGGCGTTGGCGATTTCTTCTAAACGTCCGATGGTCGGATTTCCATTTATAGACTTAGACAATCCAACCTCTGTTAATCCAAGTTGCTTTGCAAGGTCTTTCAACATGATACCTTGCTCTCGACAAATATCCTTTATTCTTAAATCCATAATTATACATATTGTTTAAGTGCAAAAATATCTCATTTTTCCATATCTGTATAAGAAATGCGACAAAAATATACAGAAAGTTTATTTATTAACATATATTACACAAATAGATTTGGTTGTGAATTAAACAATCTGTTATATTTGCGGTGTAAAATTAAACGATTTGGATAATTCAATTAAATATAAAGGTTATGACAAACATTGATAACATGAACAACGAACTGGCAGCGTTAGCCGCCATGAGTGAGGCAGAAGCCTGTAAGCTCTACAATGTAGACTACAAAGACGAGGCTATTCAGTATATAGTTGATTATTGGACTTGCATAGCTTGAGAACAGATAGTAATAACAATTAAAAGATATATGATTATGGCAACATCAGTAATTAAACAGAGAACAATAGAAAAGTTCATCATGTCAGAATTTGCACAAGGTAACTTAGATACACAAGAACAAGTAGCCTGTATGATTATCTTGATTCAGAAGAAGCTGAATATGTCAGTAGAACAGGCTGGTGACTTCGTAAGAAAGGCAATAGGTATTAACGCTTAAATACATACGATTATGAAAGCAGATTTAGTTTTAGTTATTAGCCCAGAAACATCACTGATGAAACAATTGGGCAAAGTATTAGGCAAGTTATGTTCTATGTGTGATTTTTCTACCATAGAAAGAGGCGAAAAGTATGTCACGATACAACATGATGAAACCGGGCTTGTAGTGGCTTATACGAGTGAAGAACGGTTGAATGTGAAACATTAAATAAGATTGATTATGAACTCAATAAACGAAAACGGTTGCAGCGTATGCCAGCCCGGTAAAGAGAATTATACTACCTACAACACCAAGTTGCGAGGTAAGAGAGTGAGAATGTATCAGTACGACTACCGTACTGAAAGCGGTGAATTGTTTTCTTGCTGTGCGCCTACTTTAGAGGCGTGCAGAGAAAAACGGGATAAATGGCTTAGTTTACGACAATAAATCGATTGTCATAAATAACGATTGAAGATGTTTCTGTGTTTTTGGTTATGGTTGTACCTTAGTGGCGCTATCGCGGGTTAGAGCAGTGGTCAGCTCGTCACTTTGACTTGGTGAAGGTCAGCGGTTCGAATCCGTTACCCGCAACTACTTAGTTATTCAATTAAAAATGGCACGATTATGAATATTTTAACACTCTCGATTAAACAGAAGTATTTCGATGAAATCTTAGCAGGCAAGAAAACTCACGAATACCGTGAAATCAGACCAACTAACGCTAAGAAGTATATCACTTACCTCTGTGGTGGCAAAGAATATCCGGCTGATGCAGAACTACCTGAAGAAGGAGAGGCTGAATTAAAGCCTATCAAGTATGATGCCATCAAGCTTCTGACAGGTGCATATACGGGCAAGCGTCCTTATATCATTGTAGAGGTAAAGAACGCAGAAGCAGTAATTCTCACAGATGAAAACGGTAATGATATTGTTTACGAATATCAAGGCGAAGAATATCTTGCCGCACAAATGGATTATACTTTGGGTAAGATATTAGAGAAACATATAGATTGATTTGTTTAACTTTTAAAATTAGAAAGCAGAGTCGCAAGAAGAATTAACAGAGTAGCCGGGCCTCGCAGAAATATGAATGGTGCAGGGGCAGGTGGTAGATTGGTTGCCAATCGTAGAGGTACAGCAAGTACTACGCAGTTAGGTTCACGTAGGCAGCGTTACGCTGATTTACGTGTTTCAATGGGATTAAACGGTGGCTAACCTATGAACAAGGTAGAACGAGCGAACCGGTATATAGACCTCATTCGGGTAAAATCGAATGAGGCTTTACTGTTTTTATCACTTGGTAAGGATTCGCTTGTTCTGCTTGATTTAGTCTATCCAAAGTTTGACCGGATTGTTTGCGTGTTCATGTACTTTGTCAAGAATTTGGAGCATATTAACCGTTGGATAAACTGGACTAAAGCCAAGTATCCGAAGATAGAGTTTGTTCAAGTACCACATTGGAACCTTACTTATATTCTCCGTGGCGGTATGTATTGTGTGCCAAATCCGAAAGTAAAGCTATTGAAGTTGGCAGATGTGGTAAAGGCTATGCAGCTTACTCATGGAGTTTATTATACATTCTTGGGCATGAAAAAAGCTGATGGTATGAATCGTAGGCTTATGTTGAAAGGGTATGAGGTAAACGGTTACGAGAATAACGGTATGGTTTATCCTTTGGCTGATTGGACACAAAAGGATATTCTTGCTTATATGAGGCAGCACAATTTACCTGAACCAGTTCGGTATTCATTGAAAGCCAGTTCGGGAGTAGGTTTCAATCTTGATTGTATGCTTTGGATGGAGAAGAATTACCCGCAAGATTTACAGAGAATTTACAGAGTTTTCCCGATGGCTGAAAGAGCGCTTTGGGAGTATCATAATCAACAAAATTAATAAGGAGAATTGCTGAGTCAGAAAAAGAAAGACAAGAGAACAGATATATGCTCAGGCAGAAAGATTGAGCGAAGCTAACTGGAGAAGAAAAAATACATGGAGTAGCAGTGCCGCAAGCAGGCGTGCAAAACAATCTCGTGATAATCTTATAGCAAGAGCCGAAAGGAATACTCTTCGGCAGAGAGGTTTCGGTCTAAGTAATGGCTAATATGGAATTATCAAAATACATAAAGAGTGAATCGGTGGAACTTAATCGTTCTGCCATTCACTTTGCGGATTATAATCCCCGAAAACTATCTGATGAATCACGTAAGACACTGAAACGTGGTATCAAGAAATTCGGATTGGTAGGTGGAATAGTTGTGAATAAGCGTACCGGGCTTACCGTAGTTAGCGGACATCAACGTTTGTCTGTCATGGATGAATTGCAGAAGTTCCCCGATAATGACTACCGTATTCGTGTCGATGTCATAGACGTGGACGAGCAGCAGGAAAAGGAGTTAAACATTCTAATGAACAACCCTAATGCACAAGGTACATGGGATTTTGACGCTCTTGCCCGTATTGTTCCTGATATTGACTGGAAAGATGCAGGTCTGACCGATGCAGACTTGAATATGATTGGTGTCGACTATCTTTTGCAGACCGAAGAGGAAAACTCTATTGCGGATGCTTTGTCTGATATGATGGTCCCAGTTTCCGAACAGAAAGAAGCCGATAAAGCCGCCAAGCAGTTGGAACGTGCCGAAAAGGTTGCCCACATGAAAGAGGTCAAGCATCAGGTGAAAGAAAACGCACAGAAGCAAGTCGAGAACATGGATGCCTATGTGATGTTGTCCTTTGATACCTATGAAGCTAAAGCCGCTTTCTGCGAAAGGTTCGGGTATGATCCGGATATGAAGTTCATAAAGGGAGAAGTATTTGATGAACAAGTAGAAAGAATAGATTAATTATTGGGAGGAAAGCTGAGTTAGAAAGAAAACATATAGCCAGTTATATCAGCAGTCCAGACGAATAATGTACAACGCTGGAAGGGCAATACGGGTTAGGTTCTGCAAGACAAAGAAACATAAGGGATAGAACGAAATCTATAATGGGAAGATATGCTGAGAAAATAGATAGCTATTTCTCAAAAAGAGGAGTTGATGTCTATGGAAACAAGCCAATTTCTCGCCGTGTATATATGGGTAACAATAACGGTTAAAATTATGATTGGCGATTTTATACTTTGGATAAGGAATGTTCTAAAGCAAAACCTGTTTTGTGTTCATCATTATGTTTGGAAAGGTAGTGTGATGTTCTCTGAGTTCAGGTATGAACAATGTGAGAAATGTGGAAAATTAAAGAAGTAATATGAGCAATAGTGAATCTCAAAATAGAAAAGGTAAAGGAGGAAGAAAGCCAAAGTTTGATTATACAAGCGAGGACTTTCTTTCTCTCGTGGAATCGTATGCCAAAAAGGGATTCACTGATAAGGAAATTGCCTATGCCATTGGGATTTTACCACAAACTTTCTGCGAAAAGAAAAGTGAGTACACCGAAATATCCGAAGTCTTAGCGCGTGGGCGCGCGACAATCAATGCCACTGTAAGGGCTAAATTCCTTGCAATGGCTCTCGGTGGCATAAAAACCAAAAGCACCGTGGTAAGAAAGCTCCGTGATTCAGAAGGGAATTTGACGGGCGAAGATGAATTACAAGTTAGCGAAAGCGAGTTGGCACCAAACTTGCAAGCAATGTCTGTTTGGCTGTATCACCATGATGAGGATTGGAGAAAGGTTGAACGCAAGCAGGATGAAGACGCTGATATTCCAACAGACATAGAGCATGGCATCAACATTGATTCCTGGATTAAAGACAAGCTAAAATGATAGTACCCCAA